ATCAAGACAGGTCACGGTGCCGTAGAAGTCCGAGCGAACCATCTTCTTGCCGTAGCGAGTCATCACGCCCTTGCGAGGAGTGAAATCCTCGGGAGCGAAGATGGTAGGCGTGACAATCAAGGGAACGTACGGAGCGTAGACATAACCTGTTTCCAGGTAAGATCCACCCTTGTAGCCGACGAGGATCTTATTTCTGGGGAAGTAAGGATCCTTGTACACCGTGAACCGGTTGGAGAGGCTGCCGATAGGAGTTGCACCGATCGAGAAGCTTGAACCAACTTGGCCTTGACCATCGAGGCTGTAGCTAGGCTTGTAGAGCACAGAGGCCTCAAGGATGGTTGCAATATCGGGTGAAACCACGATAAAGTTAGCCGAACCTCTAAGGGTCTTCCTGTGGATCTCATTCGCCACGTCTATGATGGTCTCGATCAACGTCTCGTACCACTCGCGGACAGTGCCGGTAAAGTTCGGTCCAGGATTGAGCGAAGAAGCACGAACGACTTCTGAGCCGGTCACCTTGTTGATGAACTTACCCGGTGAACGTGACCAGAAGAAATTGGCACCATTGGCCTGTGTGAGCAGGTCATTGAGGATTTCTCTGTCCAACTCGAGGGCGATTTGCTCGCTCAAGATCTGGGTGAGCTCGACCTCTGCATCCAACGAGTGGTATGCATTGAGGTCCTGTGCCAATTCCGGCGACCAGCGAGCGCGCAGCTTACGAGTCGTTGCAGTCACGGCAATGCTCTCGATCTTGATGTCGATCTCAGGAATCAGTGGGCTAGGAGACGATCCGAAGTTCGACTCAAAGCTTGGGATCACCAAGGTATCGCCACCGGTAGCATCAGCTGAGAAAGAGTCGGCGATGGCAAATGAACCGGTAAGGTTCTTGGCCGGGCCTGTTCCTGCTGTAGGTGATGATGGAGCTGCGAGAACGCCTGACACGACGCAAAGCATTGAGACACCAGCGGTGTTGGCAGTTGCAAGTGCATTGGGCGTAAAGACACCATTCGCGAACGTACCAAGCTGGTTGAGACGACGAACGTTAAGGAGGCCTGAACCACCTTGGATCGTATTCGCCACTCTGCCAAGTCCGACGTCAGAACGAACTACAGCAGCTGAATAGACGCTGAAGTCTTTTGCCTGAGTTGTGTCGAATGTTGTCAATGCAGCGAGATCAACTATAAGGAACGAATAAGAGCCATCACCATTTACTGCGCCAGGACCTGAGGTATTGGACTCAATAGCATTGGTGATAGCAGGATCGAACTGGAGGTAACGACCGTCTGTACCAGTAGCAAAAGCAGTCTGACCTGCGACTATGGTATTTCCGGTGCGATACGAACCTGATGCAAGCAGTGACAGAGTCGCAGTCTGGTGAACCTTGGAGTAGGATGTACCAGCCAGATCGTATTGACCGCCAACAGCAAGCGATCCGCTTTGGATGCCCTTACCGGTAGGAAGATTATAGATTGACTGACCTGCTGTGAAGGTCTGCGCATGTGTTGAAGAGCCATCAATTATTGATGAGTCACCACCGACGTTGGTACCGTAGGTGTAATCTAGGTAGAAGAGCAGGCCTGAAGGCAGGCTCATCGGCTGGATTGACACGAGCTCATTGGCAACAAGGCCGCCGAAGACTCTGCGGACGATCGGGAAAGCGATCGAGGTGAAACCACGAAGGTCACCACTCGATGCCAGATTGCCGCCACCAGTCGAAAGGCTGTTAGACTCACGAAGAACCTGAGCTGCTTGGTTCTCGAGAAGACGTGCCATATTGTCACGCTTTGTGTTCTCAAGACCGCGGAGCAGTCCGGTACGTGTCCACTTTTCGACAAGGCGTTGACCTTCAGCGCCATTGTTACGTTCACTGATACCTTCAGTGAGAGTATTGAGAGAGAATGTCTTTGACATTTAATTACTCCTGTTGATTACTTAAGACCGGCTAGCACCGACCAACGATCAAGGGCAGTTGACTCATCGAGTCTCTTTGAGCCACCTGATGTTATTGGACGTGATGCATGACCGGGTGAGAGTCTACGTGCTGATTCGTTCAAAGATGCGGAATTGCTCTTATCTAGCGACTCAGATAGACTCTTGTAAAGAAGCTTTGCCTCTCTAAGGTTCTTAGCTCCGTCAAGGGCCTCGACAACAGCACGACGTTGCGATGTAGTAACGTCTTTGTTCTGTGTCAATTTGTTGACGTAGAGAAGCTTAGCATTAAAGAGATTAAGCTCTGAAAGTTGCTCACGGAGCGTTTCAATTGCGTTCCTGTATTCATTGAGCTGCTGCTGGAGGACTCGATTTTTGCGGACCTCATTATTACGTGATTCCTTAAGCTGGGAGAACTTGTTAAGAACAATTTCATCCATGTCTTTAAGGTCACCATCGCCGAAAGCTTTTGCAGCTGCTCTTGCGTGTGGTGAATTTTTGTTAGATTTTGATGCCTTTCCTTCACGGAGACGAAGAAGCTCTCTACGGAGCATTGCTTCATCAATCTCAAACATTCTGCCTTCAGCTGCTGCAGGAGGCTCTTCATCTTCCATGGGAGGAAGCTCTGCGTCCATATCACCCATGTCATCCATGTCTTCTGATTCTTCTTCTTCGGGTGGCTCCTCAAGAGTCACGTCCTCGTCTTCTTCTTCAGAATCATCAACGATCACAGAATACGGATTCTCACGATCGAATTTGACATCTTTGCCAAAGTCTATCGTGATCTTGTCTTCATTGAGATCGTCAAAATCAAGCTCATAGAGTGTTTCTTTCTTCATGTTGTCTCCTGACGATTTCGTCATTTTTTTAGAATTTTTTGGTTTAAGATCAATTTCATACACACCCTCATTATCGTCAGTGTGCATTGTTCCTTTGACTAGTTCAAGAACAGAGTCTTGCTCGTCTTCAGAAAGCATATTGAAAGCTTCACGAAGTCTATCATTTTCTGACATCTTTTTTGTGCCAAGAAGGTCAACAAGTGACTTGAGCGCAGTCTCATTTAATTCGACTTCATCTTCTTCTTGAACTTCTTTGACTTGAGGCTTCGATTTTTTTGAAATCAATACAGCTTCATCTTCATCTTCATCATTTTCACTTAGAGACGACATAAGAAAGTTATTAGAGTCATTCAGCGAAGTTGCTTCTCCTGCAAGTTCTTTCTCGATAAACTCTTTTATCTTTGGTGTCACCGCTTCAATGATAGCATTCTTTGCATTCTGCTCAGCAACAGAGCGCAGTTGCTTTGCATCTGCAATTGCTTCCTCGAAAAGCGATTTTGACATTAACTCTCCTGTACGAATCTTAAATATGCTGTTAGTCTGATTCTTGCTGTGCTATTTTTATCATCAGGTTAGACTTTGCAATTGACCTGATTCCAGGATCAATCATGTCATGTAAATTTGTGATTGTCAGCATATCACCTACAACATTTGTGTTTGGTGCTTGTGACCAACCGCGAACAGTTCCAAATTTATTGTGTCCAGGACCTGTCTTGTATACAGCCGCTGAGCTAACACCACCTGCTGCAGGTCCAGAGAATTTCTTATACAAAGATGAGAATGGGAATGGCACCATGCCTGTCATGATGTGTGAATCGCTAGCCGCTTCACTTAAATCCAGTCTCATCTTTGTAAAAGATCCTCTGTCTGTCCGACCTGTCGTAGCTTGCTTTGCGATATTCGACATGTCTATTTTCTTTGCTATTGCATCAAATGACTCAGCGTCTTCATCAGTAAAGTCAAACAGTTCTTCAACAGGTTCATCATATGGATATGTTGAAGGTGCTGGATAATCTTTTCCTGAGAATTTTGCTTTTGTTGTTCCGTAACCTGCACCGGTATTTCTATCACCAGATGGATTAAAGACAGTACGCATCATGATGGGTTATATGCCCCAACACTACCAAGATAAGACTTGCCAGAGATGTATGTCCCAAGAGTCTGACTTGCTATTCCTGTGGATGTTTCTGCAGGGCCAACTGCCGAACCAAGCCCTGATCCGTATTGATTTCCTCTTCGAGGCAACTCACCGGTATACGCAGGTTGTGATAGTGGATCACTTGCATTTGGTGATGAGGCGAGATTAGGCACATAAGGCGATGCAGGAAGACCTTCACCGCCAGTGACAACTTCATTCTCAATATCAGGTGCTCCAAGAAAATTAAGATTGACAGCACTTGGAAAACCGTAATAAGCTGTTGAGTCACTAATAGATCCAACGCTTATTCCGATATTGGGTATGCTATCGCCCGGGCCGCCTGCACCATTCAGTACAGACAGGCCTGCATTCTGCACAGTTACTGCATTGTACTCATTGTACAACGGTGAAGTAGCAAAAATTGCTTTTAGATTCGTGTCGCTTCTACTACCCGGGCCTGCAGTGGGACGAGACCCACCATCAGGCTCAACAGTCGCAGTCTTCATTGATGACATGAGATCCTCCTTACAATCTTTGGAAACTTACTGAATTAGCGTCTAGCGATAATTCTGTCGCGAAGAATCTGCTTGTTCTCACGAATTTGCTCAAGTCTAGCAATGAGCGACTCTTCAAGCTTCTTGAGAGTCTTGTATTGTGCCACATCACCGGCTCCATTGCCGTCTTGCTTGACTTTGTTGCTTGTGGCATGTGTGCGCTTAACAGCGTGAGGAGGAGGTGAACTCCAATCTCCCTCATCCATGTCCATGTGCATGTCTTTGAGTGCTGCCTTGTCCATCATAGGTGACTTCTTGCTTTCAAGTTTCTTCTTCTCTTGAAGCACCATTCTCTTGAGAAGTTCGGGTGTGAGTTTAACAGATGACATTTAATTCTCCTAGTAAGATTAAAGGGTTCAAAATATAAGTATGCCGTTCATTGAATTTGACATCATGCACCTAACTTTTTATCAGAAAAAGCTAAAGTAGCCCATTTAGATGCAGACTCAGCAAAAATATCTGTTGGATCGCTTCTAAGCATAGCTTTTGCAGCAACATCACCTTGCACTGCTATCATAGATTCAGCACCACGCCTGTTGTCTTCCATTATTGGAGTTCCACGAAGTGCTGTGTCTGCAAGCATTGCTTGGATCATAGGGTCAGATGATGCTTCGTTTATTGCTTGTCTGTTTACTCTTGGTTGTTGCATAGAAGAATTTTGATTATTCTTTGGAAGAAAACTAATTTTATCAGCAACGTTAGATCTTACATTTTGAGTTGATTGCAGTCTTTGTGGCTGCGATGAAAAATTATCTTTACGATTTTCATCGAGTTGTTGCTTTGTTCCAACAATTCCCTCAGACAATATCTCAACAAGACACTCTTTGACAATGCTCTTGAGTTCATCTCTTGATAACTTCATATTATTTCCATGCAATTATGTTATTGAAAATTCTATCAATTCTGTCTGAACGATTAAACGTCTTATTCAGATCGCGGACATTAATGTTTTTTGATTCATTGATGAATGCACCAGGTGTTGAAGGCTCAGACACTATATCAAAACAGATGAGCTGAAAGTCATCCTGGACAATTAGCGCACTTCCTTGTTGTTTTGTAGATCCGACGCCTCTTGATGAGATTCCAAGCGTCACGCCTGATTCTACTAAGCTTTGAAGAATTTTTCCGCTTGGGGTGTCGAGTAGCTCAATTACTCCAAAAACGTCATCACCGTCCATTTTTGCTTCTTTTACAAGATGTGATGCATTTTTTAACTCAACAACAGATGTGTCTGGGTGATCACATTCACCTAACGCACGATTCTCTCTAATAAACTTCTGATAGTTGATAATCTCTCTCTCAAGTATTCCTCGAGGATAAATTCTTCCATTTTGGTTTAGTGTATCTGCGCGTTGAATAACACCTTTAAGCATTATTTTTCCGCCATTCATGTCTCTTGATTCTCTAACAAGAGCCGTGCTATATTTGAGCGCTGTCCACTCTTTAAGCAATGTCATTGACATTATGCCCCCTTTAATTCCCTGATTAGTTGTGTAATTGTCATTAATTGTGAAAGCTTATCATCATCTATTGATTCAAATGTAAGCTGTGCCAGCTTATTTGAAACAACCTCAGCTTTTTCAAGCACGACATGATTAGTCTCAGTCTTCTTAAGTTCGCCAAGCGCCTGTGTTGCTTCTTTCTTTATCATCAGTGCTTTGAATATAATTGATTCGCTGTTGTCATTTTGAACTGAGAAGACATAGTCGTTAATCAGATCTTTTTGCTCATTTGTTAGCTTATCATTATATTTCTTGTTGAATTTTTCATTCATTATCTTGACAACTAATGAGTCAATATTACGATCAACGTCAGGCTCAGTCTCTACTTCTTTCTTCTCTGCAGTTAGCCATTCAATCAGTGTTGATTCTATGACAACAACTTCAGATAGATTTGATCTATCACCTTGACGCCATTCATTCAATAGCGTCTGTATTGATGCATAAACTCTATAATCAGGTACACTGCGTCTATAGAATTTATCATCTGCAAGACTGTAATTGATCTCCTTGATAAGAGAAGATTTTTCAACATCTAGTTTTGCAGCATCAAATCTACGTGAAGCCGCTCTAGACTCTGTTAGAATTGCTGCTGCGATCGATGTGTCTTTAACTGTTGTCTTTGCAAGCGCATTAAATAATCTGAACTCCTTGTAGAGCTCAGTATTCTTACTGTAGTGCGTTGTCAAGACATTTAGAGCAATTTGTGCTCGAGGTTTATCATTTTCAATGAGGTACGCAGAAATTGCCCGAACTAGAAGTTCATAGATTATTCCAACGTTACGTTTCTTATTATGACTCATCTTCATCCCCTGATGTATTTTCTGACTCAGAGATCTTTCTATTAGCATTCTTGAGTTGTTTCACAATTGATTGAATCTCAGAAAGCCTCATATCACCAAAAATTTGTCGTTGTTCTAAGTATTCATCAACATCGTCATCGTCATTCTCTGACATCGGATTTTTGAAAGGATTTATAAGATCCTGCTTATTTCCAAAAGGATGTGATATTGAATCGCTCTGCTTTGACTTGCTATGTGATACAAGCTTTGCATGATCTGTGTCTTGATTAAGCGGATTTTTTCTTCTAGGTTTGTTTTTCTTCTCTCTCTCTACGTAGTTAGGTCCAGGTGCTGTCTCTCCAAGCAAGCTCTTTTTAAGAGATAGATTTTGTGTAGGCCTAATCGGATAAGGTACGTAGCTTCTCTTATTAATTGCTTCTTCGTTATTAAAAAATGAGTCATCATCAACTTCGCCTAATGTCTGCTGACCACCTGATAGATCTGTGGGGCTTGTATCGGGCGGCGGTCCAGACTCAGGTCCAGGTCCAGGTGAAGAACTATCAGGTATTACTGCGCTTAGATCTGCATTTGGAGCAGATCCAGGAATTTCTGGCAGTTTGACAGCTTCAATCTTAAGTTCCATTGCCTTGTCTTTCAATAGACCCTTTTCAATCTCTTTGATTTCATCATCAGACATCATAAAGACGTTCTTTCTAACCCAATTCTTATCAACAAGACCTGTCACGCCATTCGCTGATTGTGCTATTGTGAATTTTGTGTTAAAAAGTTCTAGCTTTTGTTGCTGTGCTATCGTTGAAGGATTTGTAAGTTTTAACTCAAAATCTAGAAGATCCTCTCCAGTAAATCCGTGCGTGTGAAGATGAATTATTGCAATCTTATTAAGCTCAGAGAGAATTGTCCGCTGAATTCTATTGATCGATCGTGAAAACCTAATGTCTTCTTGCGAAAGTGTTGCTTTAGCACCAAGGCCTTCATCATATCCAAGATATGCCTTGGGTATCTTTAAGGCAGCAAATAGCTTTTTCTGGATGTATTGAACATCTTCAACTGCAGCAGTATTTTGTCCACCAGTCAATGTGTCAATCTTTGTCCCTGTTGCAGAGCCTCGAACAGGCAAGAAATAGTCTTCATCAACAGACAGCGGATTGTAACGTAGATCAACTCTTCCTGTATTCTTGTCAACAACTTGATTCTTCTTAAGCTGCGCCTGTGCTTGTTCCATGTAATTAGGAATTTCTTCAGGTGGGATATTTCCTACATCGATGTAAAAGACACGACGATCAGGTGCTCTAACAATTCTGTAAACCAACATTGCATCTTCAACAAGAATTAGCTGACGCCAGATTCTTCTCGCGGCTTCAAGAACAGATGTTCCATAAGGAAGGAAAGCATCATTACCTAATATTCTAAAATGCGAGACCTGCCAATTCTCAAGGATCTGGTTTCCTTGTGTCATCCAGCGAAATCTAACAGCTAGCGGGTCATCTTTATCGAAACCCTCTTCTCGCTCAATCTCATTGACTGAAATTGGGTACACATTGATTACGCCGAGTTCTGGTGAAACATCATTGAACAGGAAGAAATCACCGTATTTACACATATTCCTGACCCACGCAGTCAGGTTAAAATTGACATTTAGCGTATCATAAAACAACTCATTTAGGATCTTATTAACGCTTGGGTTCTCTGAGTAAATGTGCAGAACATTACCCATCTCATCAGGCGCAACAGACTCCTCAGCATATATGTCAAGTGAGCTTGCAATCTCAGGTGTGTACTCCATTTCTTGGAAGTCAGAGTATCTTGCCATACGATCATAAGATCCATATGCAGACATTGCTGAGCTGTATACATGGCTCTGAGTCTTTCTGAACATCTCAAATGCTGATGTATTTTTTGTACTCGGCACAAAGTCACGAACTCTGCGTTTAACAACAGGGCCGCTTCTGAATAACTTTGTAAGTCTACTAAATACACTATCTTCTTGCTTTGCCATTTATCCTACTTGTAGATCCATAATAGATCAGCTGGTATATTGTATCTTGTTTGAAAACGACCGCTTATAAGATCTTTCTTTGCTTCAACTTTTTTCTTACTTGCACCAGAAAGAATGTCATTAGCAATGCCATTGAATTCTTGAGACTTAAGCGACATGCTTGCAAGCATTGCCTTATTAAGCACATCTGAGTCTCTGTTGTATTCTGAGGATGAATCAAACAACCATGCGCTTATTGCAAGACTTATTACAAGATCATCGTTCTCACCCTTCATTGCTTGAACACGATTGTCAGTCCAGACAAACGTCTTTAATTCATCATAGAATCTTGATGAATAAGAAATGAGCTGCTTGTTTCTAAGCAACTCTTCAAGTTTTGTAAGGATTAATGAACGTGACTTTCCACTTGTGCTAAATCCTGCCGTTGTTGTGTCACCAGGCGGTATGTAGTCACCAATATAGACTGCATTGCTACGCTGGTAGTACATCTTAGGATAGTTCAGGTCTCTAAGTCTGATGATAGTCGCATAACCAAAGCTATTATTCTCCGGACAGAGAAGTGCTTTATTATACTTCAGACCGTATTCATTGAGCAGATCACCAAATCTATCTGGGGCGATCTTGCCTTTGTACTCAACGACAATCTCACCTGTCATTAAATCGACGACCTGGAATGCTGAGAAATCTTTTCCATCACCTCTGGCGATGTCTGCAGACATGACATATTTGTGTTCAGATAGCGGATACTTCCATGTCCAGACATTTCTATCAAATCCTGTTCTTTCAATAGGATTTGCGATAATAGAATGCAACCATTTAAGATCGTCATCGCCTAGAAATGTTTCACCAGATGAAGCAAAATCGCACAAGTATTCTTGTGCAATCTGTCTTCCTGAGAGATTTTTTGTCTCCTTATCAAACCATGCTTGATCTCTCTCAGGATGCACATCCCAATTAAGCTTGATCGATTTAAACTCATTCTGTTCAGCTTCAGCATCTTTATACAGCTTGTAATACTGACCACCTACACCGTTAGGTGTGGATAGAAGAATTGCTCGACCACCTGTAGTCAGTGTAGGATACAGGCCTGTCCACAACGTATCGAAATCTCTTACCCATGCTGCCTCATCGACAATGAGCAGTGACAACGCCTCAGAACGACCTGCATCTTCTGACGTTGGTATCGCCTTAATTGATGATCCATGACTGAACTCAACAAGTTGCTTATTATTTGCAGTGACCTGTGATAACATCAGCCAAGGCGGCAAATTAGTCAGAATCGTTTTGGTTTTCTTGATAAAATTCTGCGCGACTTGCAATTTCGTCGCAATAATCAAGATATTCTTGTCACGCTGAAATAACGCAAGCCATACTGCGTATGCTGCAACAAGTGTCGAAAGACCCAGCTGTCTACCTTTCACGACAATAACGAATCTATTGTCGATAAAATCTTTGACACAATCATCTTGAAATGGAAATGTCTTGAAAGGTATTGTTCCCTTTGTTGGGTGCTGGATCTTGACGTAGTTATTGAAAAAATAAGTTGGATCTTTACCACACTTTACAATTTCAGAAACTTGTCTTGATTTATTGACAATAGTCATTAGTTGTTGACAGTATAGACTGCTCTCCTTCTATAATACGCGGTGCGCTTAGGATTAAACGAAGACATAGAAATAACTTCTATCTCATCGGTAGATTCACCCTTCTTAAGCTTCAACGTTTCATTTGCTGCAACTTTGTAATCTTTCTTTACTTGTGCGATAAAGTCTTCAATCAGCTTTTCAGAAATTCTTTCTTGCTCCCGTACTTGATCACGGGCAGGTTTGTCTGTGACAATGTTTGTAATTGTCGTATACATCACGTGAATTTCATTGCCAGACATTTTTGTTTTAATTGAAAACGTGGAACTCTTCCCCGTGGAAGATTTTCCAAAAGTTGTATCAAGAATCTGGCCGAGTGTGTTAATCTGTTGAAAGTTCATTTTGTATCCTTTTAGAATTTAATGCTAACGTAATACGTTCATTTCGATATTTATAAATATCTTCAGCTTGTGGGCGCCAACCCTTAGACCACTGTTCTCTATTTGCTTCTGCCCATTTCATTGCACAATTTCTACAGCACTTGAAGTGTTTGTAGTGTGTCTGGTCATGCCTGTAGTCTAATGAAAATTCACAGACTTCACAAAAAAGACTCATGTCATTCATAATTTACTCTTGATCGTTCGCCGTTAGTCTCTATCACTATCATATTATCAACAACATCTTTGATTGCATCAACATGTGAGATAATAACTATCTTCTTAAAATAACCCTTTAAATTCTGAAGTAAACGTGCGCATGCTTCAAGATTACTTTCATCGAGTGCACCAAATCCTTCATCGATAATCAACATGTCTGATTTAGGGAGTGATGATATGCTGGTCAGCGCGACCCGAATTGCGATTGAAGAAATCATTTTCTCCATTCCTGATCCGAGTTCAATAATCCTCTTTTTCTCATCATAGACAATGTAGATTTCAATATTGTTTGATTCATCGCACTCGATCTCGACTGTGAATCCAGATATACCTGTAAGAATTTTGCTGATCTCTGCATTGATTAGTGGCAGATACTTGGCAATAATACTTTGTGGTATTCCTTTCTTTGAGAATGCATTCTCAAGAAGTGTTAAGACTTCATGCTTTCCAAGAGACTCTTTTAGTTCTTCTATCTGCTTAATTGCGTTGTTGATCTTTTCTTCATTTCTACCGCGATTTGACGCAATAACGATCAAATCACGCTCAAGTGCCGAGACTTTATTCTTAGCAGCAATGAATTCTTTGTGTTGGTCTGCAATTCCAGATTTATCTTGAATGTCTTTCTTTTTTTGAAGTGTCTTAAGCGACTCAACAGCGTCAAATTGCTGGTTCTTCTTTGTTGAAATTCGCTCTTCAAATAGCGGTATGCTCGATTCAGACTTCAGTTTCTGCTGGATTATCTCATTACTTAGACTTGCAAGCTTACCAATCTTCTCAATCTTTCCCTTGATATCATCTTTGTTGATCTCTTTGATCCTGTCAGCAAGGATAGCAAGAGTCCTTGCAATAGCATCCTGTGTCTCTTCTTCTGACTTAATAAGACTTTTTCCTTGGTGTGCATCTTTGATAAAGATACAAGTTGGATAGCTGTCTCCACACGGAATATCGTCAAGGATCTTAGTTCTCTTTTTAAGCTTTTCAAGATCAGAATTCTTTGTTTCAAGATCTTTTGTATTGATTGCAAACTTCATCTCAAGATCTTTTAAAGTTTCTTCTTGTTTTCTCAAATCTTCTATGCTGACCGTGCTTTTTACTGCTTCTATCTTCTCGAGCTTTTGTAAGAAATCCTTAATTGCAGCAGTATTTTCATCTAACTTGTCTTGCAAATCAGTCAATTCGTTCTCAAGACGATTCACTTTTTGCGATGCTGATATGATGTCAGCATCATTTATAATTTCTAATGATGGGCTATTGATAGATTGTAGCTCTTCTTTTGCGCCATCAAGCAGCGTTGTTGTGTTGTCTGCTTCTTTTTCAAGCAGACTTTTCTGTTCAATCAATTCATCTCTATTCTTTACAAGAACGTCCAGCGTTTGAGTTGTCTTGAGACTCGCCTTAATAGGTGATAAGTCTTGTTTGACTTTTTCATGATAGAGATCAAATATTTCAAGATCAAGAAATCTACTTAATATCTGTTTGCGACTTGTTGACTTTTCATTAATGAACATGTTCATCTGGCCTTGCGGCGCAAGACATGTGTAGAAGAAATCGTCTGCTGTGCCTATTAGTTTCCTAACAATCTTCTCTGTTTCCCTGCGCTGCTCATCATTTAGGTCTTTAAGCACATCACCTGTGCTACGCTTCTTAAGTGAAAGTTTTGTTGAAGCAGACACATCAGACTTCTTTGAGAAAACTTTATTGGTCTCCCTCTCAATCTCATACACTTCTTCGGCAACAGACATGACTATTTTAGCTTTGCAATCATCTGCATTTGAATTTATGATGTGCAAATTTTTCATCGACCCACGGTCTGATGTGTTAAATAATGCATATGCAATAGATCCTATCACAGATGATTTACCCGATCTGTTCTTTCCAAAGATCCCTGTTATTCCATTAAGTTTATCAAAATTTATTGAATTGCCGGGCCCATAAGAGAATAAGTTGTCAAATTCAAATCGCTTAAGACTCCAGACAATATTTCTTACGACTTCATCATCAATAACAACTGTGTCATAATATTTGTCAAATAATGACATTGCAGCTGTGCGACGTCGGTCTTCTATTGACTTAGATTTCAAGTAATCATCAATGATTATCTTTAAAACATTCTTGTCTCTAACGTTCTCAGACTTTAACGGTTGAAGTGATGTCGTAGCTTTCTGCTCGACAGTCTCTGACTTCGTTGTAATCTCAGAAAATTTACCTGCTGACTGTGTCTGTGTGTAGAGCGAACGAACATCGTGTTCATTCACGTCGGCAGGTAATGCGTATCTGATCCTTGCTTTCGGTGTTATTCCTGATAGTTTTCCAAGAGTTTGTGTAACATCACCTTTCCAATCAATTGTATGAAAGGGCATGTCATTCTTCACACTAATAAATTTTGTGGTGAAGTTGTTCTTGGTCTTTATGTCCCAAAACAAGAAACCTTTATCTACTTCTTCGCCGTAATTCTGCTGTATTGTCGATCCACAATATGCTATTGTGCCTGCATCGTTGAGAAATTGTTGTTGGTGTATGTCACCAAGCAATGCAAAATCAAACTTCTCAAATAGATCAATGGTGACTTCACCTTCTAGCTCCATCCCAGAGTCTGACTTGGCGCCTTTTACTGCACCATGATAGAATGCAATGTTGATGTTGCCTTTGGCAGGTACTACATCAGGCCATCCGGCAACATCAAATGGTGAAAAGACACACCATTTGAAGCCGTCAACGGGCGCATCAAAAACACCTGACTGCTTAAACAGACGCAATCGAGGATTGTTCAATGCTGAAATGATAGGTGTGATTGCATCTTGTCGGTCTTTGTTTAGGATCAGACCGTCGTGATTTCCAAGAATGACGTCAACAGGTGCAATCTTTGTCAGTTCTGTAAACCACCATGATAAGATGTCAATGACCTCAGGTGTTATTCCCTGTGTCTTTGAATGGACAATGTCTCCACCGATGTAAATTACATCTGGCTTTTCGACCTTTAACTTCTCAAATGCATCAATAAATGCATCACGATATTCATCATGTCGAGCAAGACCACGGAAGTGGACATCAGCAAAATGGGCAATTTTCATATACCAATCTTACTTAGAATTTGTAAGATTTACCGGTAAATTTTTTTAATTGCTCAATATCATTTCTAATATGAGAGATAATTGAAGCAGCTTCACTTGTAAGAGTTGCTTCATCGATACAGTCATACACTTCTATCAGTGACTGTATCGATTCGAATATGCTGTACTTGATTTCGCCTGAGTCCTGAACATGTCGTTCTACTCTAGGCTCAAATACATCCTGATTACCAGGAATTTCTCTTGAGTGGAATAGCGCTTCATCATTCAGGACTTGAATGATCTCTCTGATTTGTTGTTTTAGTTGTGTGCTCATGCAACTAATTATCAGATCATTGAGCCACTTTTAATGTTTGCGATTTTATACTTGAAAGATGTGGTCATATTCCACACTTGCAGGTTTGATTTTGCATGATCACGTTGCTCTTGTGACATTTCTGCAATATCTTTTGCTGAAGATGTGTCCATGATTGATACATTGCATCCATACACAGCAAGCAAGTCTGCTATGCGACCAATTTTTCTTGTCATATCGCTGTCGAGACACAGAACTACATCAGTCTGATTTGCGGCTATCTTCTTAAAAAGAAGAGAATTCTCAGGAAGTGCTGAACCGAGAAGGCATGTTCCATTTTCTCCTAATGAGATCAGATCAAATACACCTTCGACAAGATAGAGTTTCTTGTCCCAGTCTATATCGATATCATTGAAAATAATGCTAGTCTTGTCTGCTGTCGCATTGATGTATCGATACTTTGATTTCTTATCAGAAGTTCTGCTTACAAAGTAGTTTACTTCGCCCTCTGTGTCAAGTGAGACAAAAATAGCACGTCCTCTGTGAGAAAAGTCAGGTGAAACACCAATTCTGTATTTCCAGACTAATTCTTCTGTGATAGACCTGTTAGCAAGATACCTCAAAACAGCCTTGACATCAGGATCACGAGCATTTGCTATCAATGGGATTGGAACATACCCATCAGGTACTGCCACTTTATGTTCCATCTCAAGTATATCTGCTGATAAGATCTTATCATTCAGATAATTTGACCTGTAGAAGTCAAGACTTTCTCTTGAACCACACTTCCTGATTATTGGAATTAAAGAATTTCCTTTGCTGCTGCAAACCCAGCAATGGAATTTCCAATTTTCCAGATTAACTGCTAATTTCTTTTTTCCTTGCTCGTGACAAAACGGGCAATTAAGAGTGATATCATTTCCATCACGAGAGATACTGCCTTTTCCCAGTATCTTTTGGATGAAATTAATTCGTTCTGTGTAAGTAGAAGACACACATTATCTTATCTTTAGTCGAAGTTAATTTACATTAAAATTGCTTAACGAGCTATAACATAAGAATCTGCCATATCATAACAACAAGTTTTTAGACTACCTGTTCTAGACTTAGGCCAATCAAATTCTATCTGTTTAGATACCCATTCATAGATCTTGTCTTTAGTAGATCTTGTCTTGTCTTTATAATCAATCTTAATACCTAGCGAAGATCTAGATTTAATAGCATTGATGAAAATAGGCTCAACATTTAACACATCAAAACAAATAAACGAAATTGCGCCATTAAATCTGGCTAATGTGTTTATAGTGCTAGCAGACGACAACCCCGGTCGAAACGCCTGCAAGTTTTGTTCGATCGAGACAGCTGTCATTTGATATTTGACATTCAGCTCAATTAGTTTTTCTTTGACAGCAATGCATTTTGCTGAGAATGATTCGATCTTGTCAAGCTTGATATGACCTAATTCTACCAGCTTTCCGTCAGATTCTAAAATGCAGTACCCGGTGCATGATGTCGAGATATCAAGACCTAAAGTTCTAGAAGTCATATTTTAGCCGAAATAAGAACTCATCAGAGTTTCTCTTTGCAACAGGTTGTGCTAGATTAGCTCTCATAATCACGTTAAGATTCTCGTCATGAAGATTGATACCAGTGATATAGACAAACTCATTCTCTCTTTCATTGATGTTTTCAGATACAGGAAACGGTTCAAAACTTGAATTTGAAGATGAGTTTATCAGTGATGAAGGTGCTGGTGCATTGACAATAAAGACGTTTGTTCTCTGTTCACCTGTTAGTGTGAGATCGAATTGCTCTTTCCCAAAAAGAGCAAGTGCCGGATTTGTCAACATCGACGTCCCTTCCACGTAGAAGATATTTCCGACAGAATTCCATTTTGCATGAGGCGTCAAACAGTCACTTCTGTATATCGTGCCGTTATTATCATCAGAGAGTGAAATTGATACTTTTCCGTATGAACCTGACATGTTTTCATCTGTGATTATGTAAGATCCTGGCTGAATCTTTCTTCCAAAGCCTAGCGTTGTTAAGTCAAAGATCAATACTAGATTTGATCCTGTGTCTTTAAATCTTTGTGCAATTGTCAATGCAGAAGAAATTTCTACTGTAGGATCTTCTGGAGTTGCGCCACCAAGTGCATCAAAATCTGCAGGTAGACCTGCGTAATATGATGATGTAGATGCTACATTTCTCATTGAGATAATTCCATGACTAACATTGCCAAGATCATTCTTGAAAAAGTCACTTACTTCTGATTCTATTGCTGTGAAGTCTGGAAACTGAAGACCGTTGTCGTTTGGTAATATTGTCAAATTACGCTTGGCAACATTGCGATTTTGATACAAGATTGTGTCTGCTGTCATATCAAATGATGACGTGATCATTGATGCAGTTAAGTTATAAAGTCTAGGTGACTGACCTGTCACAAGATCTCTAACAAAATTTTCTAGATTCATGTAAAAGCCATTAACAGATAATGCCATGTCAACGTTAAATGGGCTTGATGTCACCTTATTGACAGTCTGAAAAGGTGTGACTAGAACATCGTGTGCTTTTGTAACTGAGGAGAAGACAGGTGGAACGTAAAGTAAAAGATCTTTATCTGACGAGTTTGATTTAGCTGCAAGTCTACTGATATCTGTACTGGATAAAAATCGCTTGTAGAGTTTTAGATCGTGAATCTCTGCTTGCAACGGATTAGAAAACGTGAAATTAACTGGGTCTGTAGAAAAACCGGTAATCAGCGGAATTCCATCAATCGGTGATATCGTAGAATTAAAGAACTTTGCTGTGTAGTCTGCACCTTTGAAGTAATTTCCAACAATCAGCGCATCTGATGTAAGTTTCGTTGATATCGAAGATGATGGAACTGCAAAAGAAGTCTCGCTTGAATCAATGAAGATGCTACCTGATCCGTAGCTTCTTGTGTTTGTTCCCCATCGCACTGTGACGTGGTGCCAGCAGTTGTGTTTAAGTGAATTGTCTGGTGTAATGAATGCCAGATTATTAGGATAACTTAGACCACTTTCAACAGCTGCGAGATCCAAGCTGCTTGGAGAAGTATCTGCGCTCTGGCTTAATTGTAGAAGCAGTCGATAACCATCGCCAAGTTGGTTGTTATCGAGACTTGACCCAGAGACTAGAGATAATGCAAATGTTGATGATAAGTGCAGGATTGTTCCTGCAACAAAACCTTCGTTCTTAGAAAACTTATATCTGGGATTAATGTAGAAGTCAATAGAAAATGCACCATCAGGTGTGTAGGGTCTACCTAAAGATGATGTATTTGCATAGATGATCGCGCTATTGTTTGGACCTGCACTTGATGAGAAGAAATTCAACGTGTGGTAATTTCCACATGAGAAATCACTTGTGCTGTATCCGTGCCTGTAAAAAGGCATCAAGTTTTCTGTGATAATGCGCTTCATCAGGTAGGGTGAACCGTTGTAGTCATCAGAAAAATTAACAGGCTGACGATATCTGACAGGCGAGAAGAATATCGAGTTTCGTGACGGATTGACCTGCGCATTAACATCTGCCAAGTAGGTAGACATTAGACTCGATACATCTGTTGTACCCTGGTTGATCGCTAAAGAGGCGGCCTTAGTACTACTTATAATTTGTCCTTGCGACCAACCTGGTGAATTCTGGGTATCTTCGGGTATATTCTTGATGAACACACTAGGTCGTTCTACAAGATTTATCGTACCAGTCACACCGCCTGTTGATGATGACATAATGTGGCGTTGTGGGTGCAACACAAGCGTCACATTTTCAAGATGGTCACGTGTTATTGGTATGAATGCCATGTCTCTTTTCCGTGTCTAAGAGACTAGAAATCAAGCCTCACTCGAACTGTCAAATCTTTCTCATCATTCTTCTCAATAGGCCTGCTCAATTTAGCAACAGCTAGAAGATCTCCTGCAGTGTCGTATAAACCTACAGATGTGATGAAAGAGAATGTACGCTGCGTGTCTTCCTGGCCTGTATCAATCACGGTAAGTCTTCCATTTGTATCAGCAGCTGTTGGATTTGTCGAGTAGTTGAATTCATCTGCTGTTGCTCTACAGAAAACTAGAGTAGAATTGATATTTGTGATATTCTGGAATGTAATTGCTGTGTCTGATCCTGATGAGAATCGACACGATGCAATATGTTTCACGATATCATCAATTGATCCAGAGACCAAGAAGTCAGGAATGAATTTTGCATTAGGATTGCCTGATCCTGCAGCATCTCCGATAATTACTTGATTTGCCGTTGCATTTAAGTAAGTACCATATGATAGACCACCAATAACGCCAGAGACATGTTGAGTTCCTGATATGATCTTCTTTAGATCCAGGATGGCTATTCCTTGGTCATAGAACATCAAGCCAACGTTATTGGTTGAATTCTCTGTACTCACAATATTGCCTACTTGACCACCGTATGCATACTGCGTAGATGAAGCAGCACCAACATCAGAGAAGATGACCGATCCCGATGTCGATGTAACATTGACATTAGGCTTATTGGGGTATAGCGCAGTTGTCTGGTCAAGAGATGCCGTTGTGTAGAATCTCATAGCAAACGTCTCAGGCTTGATCTTGTCTCTAGCAAAAAGACGCTTGAAATTAATGAATAATGCTTCATCAATAGCTGCTGCTACGCTTGTTGTAGTGAGAGTAAACGGTGATGTAAACTGAAGATTTTTGTCACCTAGCAGGACCTGCGCAAATTCTTGATATAGCGAGACTTTCTCTCTCATCATCAAAGACTGCGATGAGAATAGAAGCTTTCCAGTTGAGTCAACGCCCTGGAAAGAAGATCCTGTCACTGTGCTTGATGAAGCATACAAACCTATTGTCATATCAAAGACTTCATTTGCTGTTGCAAGAGTGAAATCTTGATCGTAGATTGTCTGGAATAGAGAAGATGTGATAGCAGCAGTTGATACAATAAACGATGATGTCACGAAAACATCATATGTTCGTCTTGTTGCAGAACCACTAATGTTTTCCTGAAGTGCGTCTACAAGCTGATTAAGGTATGATGTGCTTGTCTTGACATCATCAGGTGCAATTAACTTTATCATTATTTCCTCTTGTTCTTATGTTCCGGTGATCCTGATTTCGAACTCTTTGCTCAGGCCTGAGTTACGTCCAACAATTCTTACATACGTGCTGATATATGACCCACCCGAGAAAGCTGCATATGTGTTGTATACAGCTTGTGAAACATCCCTTGCAATAAACGTCAACGGTGTTGTTGCGCTTGTTGTTGCAATTTCATATCTTGCTGTGTTAAGTGTAGGATTGTTTGAAAGTGCCTGCGAGTTAATAGGAACTTGTCCTGCGACAGACAGGAATAACCTGTTAAGATAGACAATATAGACATTGTCAATAAGCTCAGGAGGAATAGATCCGCCTATTGTTGAACTCATCTGTACGTTTATTGAAACACCCGATGAAGAAGCACTCTCAGCAAGCGTTAAAATGCCGCTTGTTAATCCATTGATCGTCATGAGTGGCATGTAGATCTGATTTGGATTTGATATTGACGTTAAAGTATTCTTCATTGAGAGATTTGTATTAGTCAATGCTTCAAACACAGGTGTGTTCTTCTCGATCTTTTCTTTTCCAACAGTCTGTCCGTACTTGGTTATGACGCTGTAATCGATCTCATCGTCGCTTAATGCAAACGCAAAGATGGAAAAATTGCCTTGTGCAAGTTTTGCTCTACCTGCATCAGTAAGTACTGCATCTACAACGATGTTATTTGTATCTTGTCTAAGAAACGCCATGTGAGACTTCCTCTTTCATAATTATTTATCTACGTGATACCCGTTAAATTATTAAGTCACTTGTGTGTAAACCTTTGCTTCGCTTATAGGTATCGCTACGGGAATCTTTGTATTTCCAGTCGTAATGTTCACAATTTGATCTTGTGCAAGATTTGTCTCGAGTATATGGATCTTATACGACGGACGTTTGCTGTTAAATGCTATCAGATTTAATCGATGACCAGCACTGTCAAGCAAGTCTGTATAGTCAGGATCAAAATAGACAGTCATTCGTTTGTGTTCTGAGTCTTTTACAAGATCTGTAAAAAAATCTTGTTCAAGATAGAGATTTGGATATGGTTTTGGGCATCCTTTTCTTACAACAACATTGATCACAAGCGACTCAGTGAATAGATCCACACTAACTTGAAATTGTGTCGAGTAATTTGATGTGTAACCATGCGCATCAACAGAGATGATTGCGTAGATGAACTTTGAATTTATATTGAACTCTAGGTCGTTGTATAGACAGGTTGGACTTTTCTTACGAGTGACAAGCTGCGCAGGTATAAATTCTGAGCTTGGTGTCTTTATGACCGAGTCGTCGAAGTCAATCTCACTGATCAGTTCAAATGCAACATCAAGCGAAGACCTTCTAAATACTTGGAATTTCTTTATGTCACGCTGCTTATTAAATGGAAATTGCCAACCAATAAAAAGATGACCTTCTGGCAGAAGCTTGAAATAGACGTCCTCCGGTGGTGGAGGTG